GTTGAACAGTGTGGAACAGCGAGTGACGATGCTGGAAGCGAGAACAGGTCACCTGCCATGAACCAACTGGAGGTGCCTTTGGAACTGGCCCTCCGCCAAGAGGCGACGCAGAGATTGTTGACCGAGTTATTTGAAAACAGGAAGTGGGAGGACCTGCTGACTGCCGCTGAGATCTTGAACCAGGCGTGGCACCAGCAATCAGCAATCAGTAAGTGGCTAGCCAAGGAGGCAGCGGACAACCTTGGCGAGGCCTGGCAGGCTAGTAGAGGCCAACGCCCTGAACACGATGGATCGGGTAGCTGATTACGTCGCCCTTGCAGTGGCCCTGCATGGTGCGGCATTGGTGTGGGTGAACATGACCCCGACACCCAAGGACAATGAACGGCTGACCAAGTACAGCAAACTGGCTGTGCGGATCTACCGAGTCATCGAGATCCTGGCTGGCGTCGTATCCAAGAGGGCTAAGCAATGAAAGGACAAAAGAAAGTTGCTGCCGTCCTGCGGGAGTACAAGAAGGGCGAGCTGCATAGCGGCAAGGGTGGCCCGGTCGTTAAGAATCCCAGGCAGGCCTTGGCCATTGCCTTGAGCGAAGCTGGGATGGCAAAGAAGCGGAAGGATCGCTGAGATGTGTTCACCTGCAATGACTGGTGGCGGTGCTGCAGGTGTCGGCAAAGGCCTTGGCACTGGATTGACCGAGGCCTTCACCGGCATGCGTGTCGCTAGGGAGGACATGCAGCAAGGCAAGCAAGTCACCCAGGACCCAAGGCTCATGCAAATCTACGAAGCCTTCGGGGCATCTATGCCGCCGTCACTGCCGGGACCACCAGGTCAGGTTCCCAGAGCTTGACCTCATTGGTTTCGTAGTTGTAGTCCCCGTGTCTAAGGATGCGGGCCAGGCGGGCATTGACCAGGGCGTCGGAGTACGACCGCCCTGCTTTCTTGTAGGCAGCCAGCACCTTCTCCCATAGGTCAGGCAGGGTGATGGCATCACCAAGGGTCTTGCTGGCGGTGACGGGGCCATGGCCCTTGATGCCTGCGTAGTTATCAGATGTGTCACCGGTCAACACTTGCATCATCCATGCACGATCTGCATCGACAGGGTGGATGGTTTCGACGGTGTCGTTGGCCAGCAACTGGCAGGGCACAGTCCGCATGTCCTTGTCGATGGACACGATGATCGGGTCTTGGTACTGGCCACCGGTGGCAAAGATACCGAGGACGTCGTCAGCCTCCAGGCCGATCATGGTGCGGGTGGGGTAGGTCTGTTCGACGTAGAGCCTGATGTCCCTGATGCCAAGGGGCTTGCGCTTGCCGATGCGGTTGGCCTTGTAGTCCTGGTAGATGGAGTGGCGAAAGGACGGGTAATCCGACAGGCACATGACCACGTCGGTGTGGCCAGTCAGTTCCTGCCAGTAGTTGACCTTGGCGGAGATGAAGTCCTTGACGTCAGCCTGCTCCAGGTGAAGGGTGTTGATCCATTCATCCCAGCGGATGTCGGTTTCGCAGGCAGCGCAGGCGGTGTAGATCAGCCAGTCGGCATCAATGAGAAGGGTCATCAGATGATGGTGCGGGTGTTGTCGTTGTCGATGTCGTGGCACTCAGGCCCGAAGCCAGTGGCTAGGTGTTCGTCGGTAAGCGACGAAGCCGGTTGTGGATCATCAACGGCTGTTTCATTGACCACAAAGGACTTGATCCAGTCCCGAAGGGCATCGCCTGTCGGGGTCTTAGGTGGCCAGCTGCAGAACTTGAGCAAGGCCTTGGTATCTCTGAAGGCCATGGACACATTGGGTTTCCATGCCAGGTAGAGGGCCCCGTTCCATCGGTCGTACTGCCTGGTGATGCGCAGACCAGGAACGCTGAAGGTGTCTTGTTTCATTGGTAGGCCAGGTCTTGGAAGTCCTTGCGCAGGGTGAAGGTGGACATGCCTTCGTAGGTGCGGTTGTGACCGACAGCCTCAGTGGGGATCTGGGTTTCCATCGTGTACCACGCATGGTTGCAGTCAGGGCATTTCCTCCTGCGAATGACCGCATGCTTGCGGTACTGCCGGGTCATGGTGGTGCGGATGGTTTCGCTGTTGCACTTAGGGCAGTTCATCAGGTGCCGAAGTAGTGGGACATGGGTACAACCAGCCGGCCTGTGTCCTGGTCATAGAGCAGCTTGTCGCAGGGCCCTGTCTGCCCGGAGAAGCGGTTCTTGAGGACACGCAGCTGTAGTTCATTGCGTTCAGCGACGTCGCCCTGCTGGTTCCGTTCAGCGCCGATGACCATGTCGGACAGCTGGGCAATGGCATGGCTGCCACGTAGCTGGGATAGGGAGGTCTGCGCCCCTTCCTCGTGGCCGCGGCCTTCCGGCCGCTTGAGGTGGGAAACCAGGATCAGGCCGATGCCTGATTGCTCCACCACCTGACGGAGCTTGGTGCAGGTGACGTCGATAGCCCGGCGTTCATCGAGGTCAGCCAGGCCGCTGATCACGATGGTGAGGTGGTCAAGGATGACAAGGTCAGCACCCTCTGCATCAGCCAGGTATCTGATCTTGTTGATCAGGTGCTCGGGATCCATGGATCCGAAGTGGTCGTACAGGTAGCAGCGACCGCTGCCAAAGACCCGGTCGAACCCATCGCGCAGCTCATCCTCTGTGGCCAGGGCAGGGTCCAGATGGATGGGTTTGTTCAGCTCAATGCCGACGATGCCCTGCATGGTGCGCTTGGTGGACTCCTCCAAGGCGATGTAACCCACGCGCAATCCTTGGCGGAGGAAGTGGTGGGCCACCTCCCTGCAAACGGACGACTTGCCCACGCCACTGCCTGCGCAGATGGTGGTCATCTCCCCTTTGCGGAAGCCACGGGTCATGTGGTTCAGCTGCGGCCAGGGGTACTGACAGATGGATGCAGCTGATGGCTTGATCAGTTCATCCCATAGTTCCGAGGCATTGACGATGCCATCGGGGCGGGATGGTGTGGCCTTCCACAGCAGGTCACGAAGGGTGTCGCCTTCCCCTGCCTTGAGCATCTCGTTGGCGTCCTTGCGGGGCAGCCGGCAGATGGCCACCTTGCCCAGGGGCAGGACAGTCAAGGCGTCTTGTGCTGCCTTCTCGCCGGGCTCATCGCTGTCAAAGCACAGCACGATCCGGTTGAACTGGCTGAGCCAGACGGCATTGGCAGCCAAGTATTTCTTGGCCGACTGCGCCCCATTGGGTAGGGATACGACGGGGTAGCGGTTGCCTTGCACCTGGCTGACCGACATGGCGTCGATCTCGCCCTCGGTGACCACGACAAAGGCACCACCACTGCCACCGATCCCTTGACGCCACAAGTGCTGGCCCCACAGCTGGATGTTGGAGGTGTCACCCAGCCAGCGGAAACGCTTGCCTGCATCACGGATGTGCTGGGCTACCTCCTTGCCTTGGCGGTCACGGTATGTGGCCACCTGTACCTTGACCCCGTTGTGCATGGAGTAGCCGTAGCCAAACAGCTTGCAGGTTTCAAGGTCGATGCCCCGCTTCTCAAGGGCCTTGGGCTCTACGAAGTCGAGCAGTGGTGTGACAGGTGGTGCCATTGGAGCGATGGGCTTGAGGGTTTCCCCTTTAGGCGGCTGTTCTTGGTATCCGCAGCCAAAGCAAGTGGCATGACCGTCGTCGTAACGGGCCAGGTTGTCCTTGCTATTGCACTCCGGGCAAGGTTCATGCCGCAGGAACTTGGATGGCATGGTTGAACCAGGTGGTGGGTATCTGCTTCTCGCACCAGATGAAGCCGTGCCTCTCGGCCCACTGCCAATACGACAGGGCACCAGGTCGGCGGGAGAGCTTGGTGTCTGCCCGCATGAAGCACAGACGGATGTCCTTGTCAGGGTGCTGTGCCTTTACGGCCAGCATCTTGCGGCGATCCTCTGGTGTGAATAGCCCTTTGGTTTCCACCAGCACGCCATTGGGCAGGACGAAGTCCGGCGTGTAGGTGGCAGTGATGGTGTAGGTAAGGGCCTGGCTTTCGTAGGCAAAGGTCAGGCCCCGTTTGGTTATTGAGCTGGCAACTTGCTGCTCAAACTTGGAGCGGTACTCAGAAGTCCGACTCGTCGAGGGGGATGGCTGTCGAACTGTCGAACGGCGTCGCCTCCGAGGAACCAGACCACCCGCTTTCTTCTCCGAAGCCGTAGCTCTCGGCACTGCCACCTCCTTCAACAAGGTCGATGACCTGCACCGCCTTTAGACGAAGGGTAATGCCAGCGCCAATGGCTGCTTGGAAGAAGGGCTGCGCCTCAAAGGAGACACGGCCAGTGGTGCCAGACCACATGCCCTTGAGTGACTCACGGTCACGGACTGGCTGGCCCTTGGCATCGAAGATGGCAGGCGCTGCAGTCCAGGGCTTGCCGTCACGGCCCACACCCTTGGCCTTCATCTTCACCTTGACGATGAAGGACGGCTTGCCGTCGAAGTCCTCAAAGGAATAGGGCAGGTCAGCCAGCTTCCAGTCCTTCTTGGTGGGGTCCTGTGCCTTGAGTGAGGCCTTGTGGTTGTTGAGCAGGGTGTCCAGTGCCTCGCTGATGTCATTGGCATCAGCTGCATCGAGCACAGCAGTCAGTTTGTAGACGCCCTCGGGGTTGAACTTGGTCTCAGGTTCAACCAGCTTCGGGTACTGGAACTTTGCGAGAGGGGTGGTCAGGCGGATGCCAGAGACAAGGTTGTAGTTCATGGTCATGTGATGAAGTAAGTCGCGTTGCGGACGGTGTTGAGATCCAGGTTCCCGACAGGCGGGATGACTGGCAGCTTGTCGTGTAGTTCAGCCGGCAGTTGGGCCAGCAGTTCAGAGGTGATGGTGTGGAACCAGTCCTCCGAGTACATCGCAGCAAAGCTGTTGCGCACTGAGTTGCGCACTTGGCTCATTTCAGCTGGCGTCGTGGCGAAGCAGTCATGAATACCGCCCAGGTTGGTGACGCCATTGGCGAACGCATCCGTAGTTGCGAAGGCCATGTGGCTGGAATCCAGGGAGTGGATGACGTTGGGGCTAAGCCCATTGCCCATCCGCTTTGGGTTCAACCCATTCGTCAGGTGGTTGGAATCAAAGGTCTTGATCACCGGCGATAGGTAGAGCAGTGGGATGCGAACACCCCGGTAGTCGTGGTACTGCTGTCGCACCAGCAGACCAGACGGTGAGCGCCATTGGAGGGGAATGTCATGGATGCCAGCGAGCTTGCCGACCTGCTTGAACCACGACATGGCGTGCTTGGCAGGGCCGATGATCTTGCTGGTTTCACGCACCAGGATGGTGGTCATGTAGTGCATGGCGGCAATAGCGCCACGCTTAAAGCACCACCCCTCCGTTCCGTACAGCTCAAGCGTCCGTTCAAATGCCCAGGTTTGGCAGTGCTTGAACACTGCCTGCCTGGTCGCTGAGTAAGGCAGCGTCATGACGACGGGCTTGGCCAGCGACCGGTCGGGCTGCAGTTCCAGCCATGACCGGGCATGTGGGATGTCGACGTCATTGCGGAGCTGATGCAGCACTGCCTTCAGGACATGGGCGTAGATGTCCTGCGGCTTGTCGCTTGGCATCAGGTTCACCAGCTCAGCCATCTGCTCATTGCGGAGCAGGGCTGAGTAGTGCTGGATGCCAGAGCAGGTGCAGTCCAGGACGACGGGCAGCTGACAGACGAAGTGACTGCGCTGTTCGACGTACTGGTAGGCCGCGCGACAGAAGGCAAGGAACTGCCACGGGTCGTCGGCCTCAGCCCAGAACTGGGTCATTTGCCATGGGTCCATGCCGGACCGACAGATGGCTTCCTTGTTCTGCTGTGCCCAGTCCAGGCGTGCCTTCCAGTTCAGCTTGGAGTGGCCGTACAGGTTGGCACCGTGGACCCATAGCCATTCGGCTTGGCTGCTGTCCGTGATGGGCTTGCCATCAGCGAACTGCAGCAGGGCACGGCCGATGTCGTTGGCCTGGGGGTTGAGGAACGGGGGTCGGTAGTAATACCTACCCCTGAAGTCCAGCTGCATTGGGTAGTGCAGCCGTTGCTCATCAACGAAACGACGTGCCAGCCACAGCTGCTTTGCCGTAGCAATGCGCTGGTTCTTGGTCTTGTCGTTGCGCTCGTGGATCTGCCGGGCATTGAACTTCCACTGGGTAATGTCCGGGTGGTCGTCCGGCAGATGCTTGGGATAGGGCGGCACTGCCCACCCCTCCCGTGGCATCAGCTTGCCGACGGAGATGCTCTTCTCCCAGGCGTGCTCTATCTGCTCCAGCAGCCAGCGGTTGACCTGCCATGCCACACCCTGCTGGTGGTTAGCGGCTTGGATGAAGGGCTCCGTGCCAGTGGTGTGCTGAGCAACGAAGTCAGCACCGTCCTTGAGCAGGGTGTTGTTGGGTATGTCAGTGAAGTACCCACCGTCCAGCACCGTGGCCCATTGCTTGGGCTGGGCCACCATCGGCAGGGAGAACGGGCACAGGGCCATGCCTGTGTCGTTGACCTTGCCGATGAAGGCCATGCAGTCATCGGTGGCACGCACCTGAGTGATTAGACGGGGCCCACGCTGGGCTCTGTCGACCGTGATCAGGCCTGTCTTAGTGGCAATGGCCATGACCAGGAACGCACCTGTTGCAGCCCGTTCCTGGGGCGACCAGGTCTCGGTGTTCTTCATCCGATGGATGTCCTGCACCTTCTGCTGGAAGCGGCCACGCACCCGCTTGTGGTTCTGCATCTCCCACCTACTGGCACGGGCCAGCATGGTTTCAATCCAGACCATCTCCCCGACGTGGTGCGCCAGGGCAGACAGGTTCACAGGGGTGCTGATCTGATCAACGACAGCACGCAAGGCACAGGCTGCAATGCGGTGGGGTGCAAGGCACAGCAGCGGGGCCAGGTACTTGTACTTGGGCCCAGCCTTGCCGCTTTGCAGGCGCTTGCGGTGGACACGGATCTCTTTGATGACTTCGTCAATGCCAAGGGTGACCAACGCATTGCCGTAGTCAGAGAGGGATTCCATGCGGGTGACGATCCGTCGATTGCGCAACAGCTCACGACGGTCAGCACCCAGCAGGTACATCTCCCGCTCTAGATCCACCTGCCTGTCGTGCAGTGAATCAGGCTTGGTTTCTTGCACGTTCCCACGCTGCGTTCCAACTAAGGCGGAACAGTGCAATCACTGCATCCTCAAACTTAGTAGGGAAAGTGACAAGCCATTCGCTGAACTTTTTGTCACGTTGGATGGTGGGATCTTCCAGTGATGGCGGGCGTTTTGGCAGGTACGTCCAGTGCGTAGTGCCAGTCATGTGTGGCTTGTAGAAATACCCTTGATACCAGCCAATGTCAGGGCTGTAGTACAGCACTTGGCCATTGGCATCGGCATCATCTTTGTCGGGCTTGCAGTCGCTGATGATGAAGACGTTGACGTCCAGGGGTTCAATGTGTTGGGACATTTTTTCCAATGAGTGTGATGTTAGTTGCTTTGGGGTAGCGGTTCTTTGCAAACTTGAGGGCTTGCTTGTTGTTGACTGCGCGGATCAGTTCCTTCATCGGTTTGCCACCACCGAACGACACGCTGATCTCCCATAGAGATGACCGTTTGTCAGTGGTGCGGCTGATGCCATCGCCCAGATTGGGCAACTCATCCTCCGTCCAATGCAGCTTGAACGCGCAGTCCTTGCCTCGTGGCTGGGTCATTTGATTGGCCAGGGCAACTTGCCCCACTTCTCAATCAACCCGGTGTAGAGGCTGTGTTTGGGGTGGTCTGGGTTACGACGGCCATCGTTCTGATAGCAGCGTTCCAGCCATTCTTGGCGGCGCTCATCTTCGATGCGCCAGGCGGGGTCATAGGGCATTGGTGTCTCGGAGTAAGCGGTCAGCCACCTCATTGATGGCAAGGAAGCAGATCTTGGCCTGCTCTTTGGGCGGTGCCCATTGGCGGATCTCTTCAGCCAGGACCTCAGCCACTGCACGCATGCGTGAGTGGTCGTCGATCAAGGCATTGCGATCCTCCCAGTAGGCAGCAAGGCAACGACCGGTCAGGTCATTCCCGAACTTGTTCTCCACTGGGTTTGGTTTCTTGCGGGCCACAGAGGACACCGCATCTTGCGTAGCCGACGATGTCGACATAGGAATCCAGGTGATCGGGGCTGGTTTGAAGGCGGCTGAGCTTGAGGCAGATCATCATGTGAGCCACCTGCTGGGCAGTGATGTCTGCACCAGTGATGGCTGACCACATCAGGGCAATGCGATCAAAACTGACCCGAGGGTCACCGTAATCAGCTGCCCTGTCGTGGGTGATCGACTCAGCTCGCCGGTCGAACTCGTTAATCCTGCTCATGCTGCGTCCTGTGGTGGGCTGATCTTGTTGGATAGAAACCGTGCAGCTTGCTGACGGTCCCTTCGTCCACGTTCCGTCAAGGTGTAGCCACCATTTGTCGGACGTATCAGGCTTGCGTGGTTCAGCACCTGCAACTGCTCCTTCACTGCGTCCTGCAGCCATTGCTTATCCCGTGTCAGAAAGGGCATCTTGACTGCATTGACCAGGTCTGGGTAGGTCAGGGGCCTTGGGTACTGGTGGTACAGCACGGTCAAGACCTCATGCCTGACCCGTGCCATCACCTGTGATTCAGGTAGTTGTGCCACAGCTCTCCTGCTTATACGTGGTCAACACATGGCGGGCGAAGGCCGCGGCGATGCTTGTCGCTTGTGCGTTGGGCACATTGCCGTAGGAGTCCTGCCACCAGCTGCGATACAGCTCGCACAGCTCCAGGTCCGTGGGTTGTGAGGTCATAGGTCGTGGATAGGAGATAGGTGATCGAAGTCGTGGTCGTCATCGAGGGGTTCAGGTCCGTGGATTAGGCGCTTCTCGCTTTCTGGCGTCCACTTGAGAGCCAGTTGCCGTAGGTCATAGGCCAATTCGGCATGACCCTCGGCAAACAGGCGAATGGATGCCTCCACCAAGAGCTGATGTGGTGACTTCATCGGCAGGTACTGACGACGTCGCCGCTCAAGTTCTCTTGAGCAACACAGCCATACAACCTGCCGTTGTTGTCCTGTCCACTGATGGCCCATTGACCGGGCACTGCAGTGGGTTGGACCTGGTACGTGGTGACTGGTGTATTGCAGCTGTACCCCCCGTACAGCGACGAGTAGCAGCTGGTTGATTGGGCATTGATTGGGGCTGCAGCCAACACAATGACTGCAGCCAACACACTGTTGAAGTTCATGGTGTGGTGGTGGGTAGGGCCGGGG